TTTTGGGTTTGGGGTTTTAGATATATAAGGGTTTAGTCTTGGTTTTGTATAGTTATATAGGGTTTAGTGTTGTTTTGGGTTGTTCCAATGTTCCAAGTTTTGTTCTGTTTTCCACTTTACTAATTGTGCTTTGGAACAAGTAAAGTTTTGAGGATGGGGGTGGGCTAAGTCATTGTTTTATATATATTAAATATTTTATATTATTATTATATTAGTATAGTTCTGCTCATTTGTTCCAATGTTCCAAGGATTTTTGCATATATGGCGACTGGGATGAAAAAGTTATTGCATCGGGTAAGAGAGTCTTTTGCTTCGCAATTCTTCGTAAACTCGGTATATACCTAAAAAACCTTGGAACATTGGAACAAATCGTGTTTTTCTTAATGAATTCAATGGGTTACGCTTGTTCCAAGACTTTCTATTTTGGAACAAATCTGTTCCGAGCCACGCGGGACTTTACACTTCACCTTTCGGTGAATGCTTAATTAAGCCATGCCCCCTCCAAACTCGCGCACGGAAAGATAACTGGTCTCACTTCAAGGGCTTCGCTTAAGTATTGTTTCACCGATAGATGAACTGGGTATTTACAAAGCGCTTTCACAACGCATACTAGGCAAACATGGCTAGAGTTTTGTTTAGATCACGCACGCTATACGCACGCACAGATAGATAACTGGCATCAGGCTACGGAAATTTAGGGCAAAAAAAAAGCCACCCCGAAGGGTGGCTAAATAAAACAAGGGAAAACAATTAAGCGTTATATTTATCCCAAAACGCTTTTACTGCTTGGTCAAACTTATCGGGGCTTGCAGTAGTATCACCCCTAGACTCTTTACTAGTCTTGCAACGCTTTTTAGCAGTCTTAAAACTATCACTAAGCCAATCGCTAAAATCAGCAACACTAGACCTTGTAACGCTATCAGGCGCAGTCAATTCCTTGATTTGAGTAGTAATCTTGGTTTTGACATTGCTAATATACTTACTGCCCATAGTGCGCCATTCGGAAAACACTTTATGCTTATCAGCGTCTTCCTTTTTAAGCGCACCAAACTGCTGACCTGTATAACTTAGGGCATGATCAGCGTCTAATCTAATTACATTAGAGCACTTCTCTTTCAGCTTTGGTTCGTTTACCACAACAGAACCATTAATTTCCTTGTAAAAGCATAGAAATTGTTTAGCCCCGTTTAGTTCAACATAGCCATACTCACCCCAAGAAATTTCCTTGTGTCTAAGCAAACTAGCACGATCAACCCTAGCAGTAACGCTTTTATCAAGATTACCACTAAGCCAATTAGGCACTAATTCCAACACTTGGCGAGCTAAAGATTTTTGCTCACTCAATGTGCCAGTGAATTTATACACAGCAGTTTCTAAAGTGTCTAAATTCAAGCCATTGTTTACAGGGTTTACTTCTACTTCATTTTGAACTGCAGGCTTTTTTGTAGCCATGATAATCACCTCATTAAAAAATCGGTAGATCAGAATTGATCCTTAAACCGATGACTAAAGTTTCTTACTACTGACGCTTATTGTCAAGTTTCATCGGGGTGTGAAACGCTATTTAGCCACGCACCGCATTGGCACGCTGAACGCGCCCGACGAAAAATAACTGGTATCAAATCCCACCAGCCGAAGCTGGCAGGACTGAGTGTTACTCGTACAATATGTACGTTCTACCGTCTGCATCAACATGTTCGGTAGTCTTGCCTTGGTCAGTACGACCAATCCAAACCGCACCAATCACACTAGGAAAAAACTCTCTGATATACCGCTGATCATCAAACCCTCTTAGCGTAACCCGACCTGTACTACTAGGCTTGTGTGGCTCAGTAATCATCCACACTGTGAACGGCTCGTTACAAACATGTACTACATCACCAGTCTGCACTGGCGCATTGTTTACTTCATATACTAATTGCAACATGATTAACTCCCTATTTAAAATGGGGATGAAGCGCATCCCCTACGCATACTACCTAAATGAACTCACGCACAACCCACTCACCATTAACTGCATGCTGGCGCAGACCCGCATTCTCTTTCAAGAACAACTCTTTTAACTCTCTAGCCTCATCTATTGTTACATGATGATAGCGTGCTAGGCTAACCCGTTTGCCTCTAACCTTATTGTTATCTAGGTTAGGTACTGCGATATACATACTTAATAAGAATGTTCCTACTGTCTTCATGATTAACTCCCTTGTTATCGGCAGGACTTACTGCCATGACTAAAGTTTCTTCCTTTGGGCGCGGTATGTCAAGTTTCTAGCCTCCCTTGGGCGCGACCCCCACCCCCCAAAATTCAATCTGGTTCCATACGCCGCCCTATACCCCAACATTTACACAAACGATGCCCAAAAAATCAAAACTCCGCCCCATCAGGGTTTACCCTATCTTGACATACAAAAATATAATATATTCAATAAGATACGAGTCCTTATTATCTTTAGCCACCCCCCTAGTGTTTTATATCCCCAAAACAAATCTTTATCCATAGAAACACCCCCCTTGTCCTTTTTGGGTCCACCCAAACAAAAAATATATTTATAAAAAATCCTGTATACTTTGCTGCATTGCAACATAACTTAAGGAGAACAATATGTTTATATCCGAATTTGAAAAGCAGTATAAGAACTATGAAGAGGCAGTAGAGCGCGTAGTACAGGCTTATGAGTTTTGGTTTCACTCCATCATCTCAACTGCAAAAACTTTCTTAGCTTCTAAGAAATAAACACCGGGGGCCTTGCGCCCCCACACAAATGTGGTAAACTTCGGTACATGTATAGCTTACAAGCGGCTGTATCGCGATGACCACAAACGTCACAATGGTTCCTTATATAGAGGAAAACGAGCCTTTGCCTAAATCGGCAGTAGAGGCCATGCCAGAACTTACCCCTAAGGAAGAGCTGGATATGAGGGTGCGTACTATTAAACTAGTAGCAGATCTAAATGGAACACCCCTAGAACCAACAAAAGAGCAACAAGAACAAGCAGTTACGCTTGCCAAACAAATGATGGACGACCCTACAATGCGTCCAGACTACGCTGCCTACCCAAATGAAACCCTAGCATACCTTGCTGGCATGGTTGCGCAGATGAATCATAGCTTGGTCAATGACCTTTCAGAGTATAAAAACTACGTAATAACCCGCCTTGTCTATGAAATTGAGCACGGCAAGGATGCAAAGTCTAGATTAACAGCTTTAACTAAGCTAGGCGAGGTAGATGGCGTTGATGCATTCAAGAAACGGTCAGAAGTTACTGTAAAAGTGCAGCCAATTGAGGAAGTTGAGAAGGAATTACTGGGTATTTTGCAGGGAATTAAGGGAAAAGTGGTAGATATTGACCCGAAAGACGTAAAAACAGTTAAAAAATGACCCAAGAGCTGCAATTAACCCCTGAGCACATCGAATTATTGATGAAATCGCTGCCAACTATGGGCGAAGCGCAGAAAAGAAAGACTTTAGAACTCCTAAAGAACTACAAAAAACTAAAAGTTGAGGCTGATGGAAAGGAGCATTTCCTTGATTTCGTTGAACATGTATACCCTGGCTATAAAGTGGGACCGCACCATAGGAAATTGGCTCAGATTTTTGAAGATATTGCTGCAGGTAAGAAAAAACGCGTCATTGTTAATATCGCTCCGCGCCACGGTAAGTCAGAACTTATATCCTATCTCGCTCCTGCCTGGTTCTTGGGTAAGTATCCTCAGAAAAAAATCATCATGGCTTCCCACACAGCGGATTTGGCTGTTAACTTTGGACGTCGTGTACGTAATTTGGTGGGTTCCGAGAGCTATAGAGACATATTTCCGCAAATAGAACTGCAAGCGGACTCAAAATCAGCATCTAGATGGGGAACAAATTTTAATGGTGAGTACTTTGCTATTGGTGTCGGCGGCGCTCTGGCTGGACGTGGTGCTGATCTCTTTATTATTGACGACCCTCATTCGGAACAGGAGGCTAAACAAGGCCGACCCGATGTGTTTCTTCCTGCTTGGGAGTGGTTCCAGTCTGGTCCTATACAACGTCTTATGCCAGGTGGCGCTATTATTGTGGTGATGACACGATGGTCTAAGCTTGATTTAACAGGCCAGATCGTCAACCATATGGTTAAGAATGATGATGCAGAAGAATGGGAAGTTGTTGAATTTCCAGCGATTTTAGAAAGCGGAGTACCACTGTGGCCTGAGTTCTGGACAATAGAAGAGCTGCTACATAAAAAGGCATCACTAGATATACGCTACTGGAATGCCCAGTATTTGCAAAACCCAGTATCAGAAGAAGGCGCTTTAATTAAGCGAGAATGGTGGCAGATTTGGGATAAAGAAGACCCACCGCAGTGTGAATTTATCATTATGTCGCTAGACGCGGCGCAAGAAACCAATAACAGGGCTGACTACAATGCACTTACGACGTGGGGCGTGTTTTTCAACGAGGAAGTTAATAACTACAACATTATTCTTCTCAACGCTATTAAGAAGCGCTTGGAGTTTCCGGAACTTAAAAAGCTTGTATTGGAGGAGTACCAAGAATGGGAGCCGGACGCGTTCATGGTTGAGAAAAAATCTAACGGTGCCGCACTATACCAAGAAATGCGGCGTATGGGTATTCCAGTCGGGGAGTTCACACCGGGCAAGGGCCAAGATAAAATCTCTAGGGTTAATGCAGTATCAGACTTGTTTGCGTCGGGAGTCGTCTGGGCACCTGACAGACGTTGGGCTAAGGAAGTTATAGAAGAATGTAACGATTTTCCTAGCGGAGTAAACGACGATCTGGTAGACTCTACAACATTGGCCCTAATGAGATTTAGGCAGGGTGGGTTTATACGTTTGCCAAGCGATGAACCAGAAGAGATACAGTATTTTAAAAGCCGCAAAAATAGAGGCTATTACTAAGGATAAATTATGGGAATTGAAAAGGCACTTAATCAAGCTCCACTAGGTTTGGATGCGCTCATGGAAGATGAGACTGCGGAACCAGACTTACAGATTGAGATTGAAAACCCAGAAGACTTAAAGGTAAGTGTTGATGGCGAAGAGATTTTTGATCTTGAGGAAATGGCTGATGAAGAAGGCTTTGACGATAACCTTGCCGAATACTTAAGCGAAGGTGAGTTAGCTACTATTGCTGGTGATTTGATTGGCGATGTAGAAGACGACATTGATTCTAGAAAAGACTGGATCCAGACTTATGTTGATGGCTTGCAACTCCTTGGTCTAAAGATTG